AATAGAGGCACTGAGAATAGAAGGGCACCTTGAAAACCTAAAACATAATGAAAATGGCCATAAAGGTGCTCAGTGGGTCTTAGAGCGAGTATTTTGGAAATACTTCAGCCCTAAAGTGGGAGAGATAGATTTAAATGAACGTGTAGAGAAATTAGAACTTAAAAAAGAGGAAGGAAAAGATGGCGATACTGACGAAAAAAAAGAAGCAATTAATAATTAAAGAATCAGAAGGTAAAAGATCAATATTTATTAAGAAAGCAAAGGACAAGGTAGAATGTAGATTGGTAAGTACGAAAGAAACAAAGAAAAACCCTAGGGAAGCTCAAAGATCAGTAGGACATCGAACACTAGCCGGATATAGAAAAGCATGATATGCCCTTATTGCGAATGCACTGACTCCGAAGTTATTTACATAGTCCATGTAGATAAGAAGAAAGCGAGCATGAGAAGAAGGGAGTGTGAATACTGCGGTAAGCGATACACAACGTGTGAGACTGTTTACACTCCAACTCCAAAGGCCAATAAAAATGAGAAGCCAATTAGAAAAAAGAGTGCTTGATTTGGAGAGATCTTCTAGCATGAAATCACAACAGCATATATGGTTTTATGATGATAGAACTGAAGTATATGCAACTGATGAATATGGAAAGCAACGCAATAAAGTATACATCCCTTCTAATACTGGCAAAGAATTTGAAGCTGATTATGGTCAATTCGTTCCTCTTGTTATGGGACCATACGGCAGCGGCAAAACTACGATGGTATTGCATAAGATGGTTAAATCAGCTTCTCTTATGCCAGCATGGAGTAATGGAAGAAGAAAGTCTAGATGGTTAGTCATTCGCAACACGTCCCCTGAATTATACTCAACCACATTGCAAAGCTGGTTATCATGGTTCGGAGAGCTGGGAGACATATACAAGCGTCAGAAGCCATTATTAACTTATCAGCATACTTTCAATGATGGTAAAGGATTAATTGAATTAGAGCTCATATTCTTGGCTTTGGACAAAGAGGATGATATTAGGAAGCTAAAGTCATTAGAAGTGACGGGCGCATACTGCAATGAATTGGCTGAGCTCCCGCAGGCTGTTATAAGCCATTTAAAGGGTCGATTGAATGGTAGATATCCTAGCCGAGCTTTCTGTGATAAACCCTATTGGTCAGGCATATTATGCGATACAAACCCACCTGACGAGGATCATTGGATATATAAAGACTTCGAAATGAAGTTGGTAGAAGGATATAAAATATATAAGCAACCGCCTGGACTAATAAAGGACGAGAGCGGATTATGGAAGGATAATATAGATGCTGATAATGCTATTAACCTAGCAAAGCCTCATCCTACTCGAAAAGGTCTATTGATATACGATTACTATGAAAAGCTCGCTAGCGGCCAATCTGAAGAGTTTATAAAGGTATATTGTCTTGGTCAGTATGGCATTGTGGGAATGGGCAAGAAAGTCTATCCAGAATATAATGACGATTTGCATTCGAAAGATGTGGTTGAAGCAATACAAGGTGATCCTATTGATTTGGCATGGGACGGTGGATTGACTCCGGCGTGTGTGGTCACTCAGTTCACTGATCGCGGTCAGTTGCTTATATTAAAGGAATATACTGCTGAGAACATGGGTATGAGGACATTTGCAGAATCTATAGTCATGCCATCATTAAAGAGAGATTTCCCCTATAATCCTAAAATTGGATCATCAGTTATAGATCCGTCCAGTAGTAAAAGAGATGAAATTATGGCAGAATTCAGCGCGATTGGAGAGTTAAACTCATTAGGTATTACAACAGTAGGAGCAAGCACAAATGACATTGAGCCGCGTATTAGTTCTGTCCGCTACTTTCTTAATAGGATGGTCGATGGCAAACCTTGTTTTCTATTGTCTCGTAAAGGATGCTCTGTACTGCGTAGAGGATTCGCAAAAGATTATGTATATAAGCGAATAGCGATTAGTGGAGATGAACGTTATCGTGATAAGCCCGATAAGAACATGGCTTCACATCCTCATGATGCATTGCAATATAGAGCATTAGAACATGCATCTGAGAATCTATCTAAATTGCAACAAAAGGACAATGTTAATATGTATAATCCGGCGTTCAGGTATTTGTGAGGATATTATGTCACTCTGCAAGGTAAATTCCATTGTAGTAACGGGGAATGTTATAGAAGAAAAAGAAAAAATGAAAAGAAAAAATATAAAATATATGAAAGGAAAACCATCAAACATTAAGGGACAAATGATTTGCAAAGAATGCAATACGGCAATGGAATCTAATTTCGGTCAATGGAATGGATATACAGATTGTGATGAAGATGGTAACAATTTTAGACATTATAGTTATGAATGCGGTAAATTTCATGTATATTCTTGGACAGAGAAAATATGAAAAATAAATGTACAAAAGAAGCATTTGAACTGGTTAAAGGATATTTCAAGGGCGATATCAGGAAGACATTTCTATGGTTTAATACAATAAACCCATTATTGGGAGGAATTAAACCAATAGAAATGATTATGTTAGGAAGATGTGATAAACTATTGAAGTTTATTAGTTCTTCAATAGAAGATAATTTCCCGTAGCCGAGATATCAAGGAAGATGAGGAAAAGATAATGATTGAATTGAAATCGGATGTATTTATTGACAAGCGAGTCAATAAGACAATATTTAGACTTACAATGCATAAAGATGGAAAGGTTTATAGCACACAAGTAGAATATGAAAAGCTTTTAAACAAATTGTCTGCTGAATCTGAGTTTAATATAATGATATTGGATTTGTGCAATCATCTATATTAGTGGGGTTATTTATGACAGAACAAGAAAAAATAAACAATTCTGTGGAAATTATACATAAAATGGCAGATGATATTTTAAACGATTTTATTAATTCTATACCAATATTCAATTTTATTGAATATGAAAGCGAGGGTTAATTTATGGAATTAGAGCATCCAGAAGAACTAGGCTCAGAAGATATAAATGAAATGGAAGAAAGGCGCTTAAATCGTCTGGATGAAGCTGGTATTAATGAAATGGATGTGTTGTCTCAAGCAAGAGAGAACATTAATATATTCCAAAATGCATTCAATGAAAATATAACACGCGGCAAAGATGATGTTAACTTCGCTACACGTGATCAATGGTCAGCAATTGAGAGATCCGAGTTTACTAGATTGCAAAAAGTATGTTTCACCGCTAATAAGATGCTGGATACTATTAACAAAATATGCGGTGAGCAAAGAAAGAACAGACCTGATCCAATGGTTAGATCATTAACTGGTAAGGCAACGCAAGAGCAGATTAATTTAAGAGCAGATTTAGTAAGAACTATATCCTACCAATCTCAAAACAACTTGGTTTATCAGCAAGCATTCAAATCAGGTTTGGAGATGGGATGGGGTGCTTTTCAGGTAGATATTGATTATGAGAATCCGCGTAGTTTCAGAAAAATACACAGATTCAAGATAATAAATGATGCTACAAAGTGTTCGTGGGACCCGTCCGCTAAGATGCCTCACAAGGGTGACGGTGATTATTGCGCTCATCAATATGTATTTGGAAGAGAACAATTTAGTGCAACCTATCCTTATATACTAAATCCTGTTTCCTATGCCGATCCTCGTATGTTCATGGATTTTCAATGGGAGACCAAGGACACTATTGTAATGTGTGATTATTTTATAAAAGAATGGTTTCCATTGAAAATATACGAATTATCCGATGGAAGAGAAGTCAGTGAAAGTGAATGGGAAGAATTAGAAAAGACAGACCATAAGCTTAAGAGAGAGCTATCAGAGAGTAAAACGGCTTTAAAAGAGGAAATACTAGCATTAATACCTGAAATTGTAGATGAGAGACAGTCTCAAGATTACGTTATAATGAGATATTACCTTATAAAAGACAAAATAATAGATTTCCAAAGATGGCCTTCTAAATTCCTTCCAATCATATTTGTTGATGGTAATTCTGAATTTATTGATGGTAGGCAGCACACA